GATCCCAAATCAAGCGCTCTAGCCAAGCTGAGCCACACCCCGATTCTATTGTGTTAGTTGTGAGTGTTTTTTGTTTGTGTCGCTCACAACAAAACCTATCTTACTCTATTATCACTCGTTTGTCAACACTTTTTTTAATTTTTTTTTATTTTTTTCAAAACCCCGGTCAACCACAGGATGTTTACTGCTTTTTAGAGGGGTTTTTCCTACTTATGGAAAAATTTTTTCTTTACCTTGTAAACATAAATTTAAAATTGCTGGAAAAAATTTTTGTGGCCAACCGGTATGCATCTAATCGTACACTTCTGAGTATATCCTCACAATGTTCTTATGTCAATATAATTTTAGAATGTTTCGTGGAGTTCCGATCTTTTTCTTACTCTCTTATAGTATACTCTGTGAAATACTAGTGGTTTTTATCTTAAAATAGCAGGACGCTTATCCCTATCAGTGAAAAAAAGGAATCCATGCGTTTTGACTGAAATTTTATCTTCTTCTAAGAGAAAGCCTTCGCCAAACAAAAATGCACAGAAAAATTTTTCATATAAAACATAACCTGTATGGCAATTATGACAAGGCATACTCAAATGAAAAGAACAAGAAACACGGAGGCATTACACTTGAAAAATTTAAATTTTGGAGAGCGTTTACGGAAACTTAGAGAAAATGCAGATATGACTCAGGCAGAAACTGCAGAAAAAATAAATTGCACTGCCAGATCTTTATCTAATTATGAACGAAATATACGAGAACCAGATTTTGATACTTTAATCCGCCTATGTGATCTTTTTGATGTCACGGCAGATTATCTTTTAGGACGAACAGACCATGCCCACCATTATCAGAATATTCCTTTAGACGATCAAATAGCAAAAATGATTCAAACCGTCCTATCTCTGCCTCCACGATACCAATCAGATATCATCCACTATACAAAACTTAACAAACTTGATTTTGAAATCTTAAAAAAAGAAAAAAATGATAGATAAAGCAAACTACGCGCCAGAAAATCCTAAAATCCTAGGAAATCTGACGCGTATCTATTATTATATATAAAAAAAGCAAATATAATTTGTTTCTTAATTAATTTTCTACTTTCCATAACACTTGATCCCAATGAAATTACACAAAAAATCTAGCGAAAAATAAAAAAAAACGATTTAGAGAAAAATCTCTAAATCGCTATTTATCAATGCGGATGACAGGAGTTGAACCTGCACGTCGTAGACACTAGAACCTAAATCTAGCGCGTCTGCCAATTCCGCCACATCCGCAAATAATAACGCATTCATGCGAGTTTTTCATATCTCACGCTAGATTATTTACATCTCATAGCGCTAGATTTCTCGTTGACTGCTTGACTATTATACCAAGCAAAAAACAAATTGTCAAGCATTTTATTTCACATATTTTAAAATAATATTTAACTTCCATCCATTATACTTATAGCCATGGTTTATAAAAAGTGTTCCATCCTTTGCCAAAGACATTGAAAATATAGCGTCTTTAAAATCTGAAAAAGATGTAATGTAAGATATACTTGTATTCATTATATGTGTGGTACTCATCACCATAAACTGTGATTGTGTTCTGACCGCCCTCATGTCAACCAATGCACTGACTGTCGATCCTATCTTAGTCACATCAGAGGCAACCGATCCACCTTTGGCATTTGATGACAATGTCACTGGCACAACCTTCTGGTAGATCGGCTTGCCATCAATCCATGTGCCTACCTCAATCTCATCTGTTGAATACTCCTCACTTGAAGCACCACCGCCACTGCCACCAGTTCCATCTTTCCCATCCTGTCCGTCTTTACCTTTCAGATTAGGTGTCGTGAATGTACCTGCTGCCGTAGTTATATCCAGTTTATATTGTGTATCGGTGTTCTCAGCATTTTCCACAATCGTTGGCGAAAATCCATCGGCACCATCTTGTCCATCAACCCCATTAGTACCATTCTTACCAACAACATTTCCAACGTCTGCGCTTGTACCATCTGTCAGAGATACAATCAGATGCCCTGCACCGTTAATTGATACACCAGAGATTCCTACTCCTGTTGAGCCACTTGGCAGTTGCTTTACGATATCATCAATCTGAGATTTCGTATAGTAATCGGATAAATCTACATTTTCGCCAGATGATCCACCATTCTTTTTAATTTCCTCTTTGATCTTTTCGACAAGATACTGCAAACTTGTCTGGTCTAGGTATTTATCGCTTGGGCTGTCACTAACTCTCATGCTACTCACCGCCCATCATCACATCAATATCAGATTTAGAGATTCTACGTGATCCATAATCAGCAGGCGAATAAACAGTAGGATTCTTGCTTGTAAACATAAGTGAAAAGCATGAATACTCCTCTTCTGGTTCGGGTATAGACGCAATCTTATCCCTGAGATTCTGTGTTCTTTTCTCGAGATATTTATATGCTTGTGATGTAGTAGTAAACTCAGTAATTGTCTGACGCATAATATCAATGTCGTTACTCACCGCTTCTAAGATATCTAAAGCAGATAATAACATCTGTCTCTGATCTGTTTCCTTATTATATTCTGCCACAGCAGATAATCCATTTTCTAATAAAAATTGTGTGTATTGTTCATCAGAAAAGTATTCCTGATTGGACAATTCCATCTTTAGTCGATCTAAAATCTTCATGATTCCTCCTTTCATTGCATCAAAAAAGGAACCTAGTCGGTTAAACTAAGTTCCCTTGTGTTGGTTAATACACTTCAAACGTGTTTTATTAAATTTATAAATAATTTCACTTTTACCACTTGTATCCACAATTTTTACATCTGTAGGTATTTCTTGCACTAGAACTCAAGAAACCAACCGCAAGGAATCCCATTGCCTTTTTCCCTGCACTAATCTTCTCAATATTGGTTGATCCGCATGTTGGGCAGTGTGGGATGTTTTGGGCAGGTTGGGATTTGATTCTCTGTTCCTTTGAGGAGATTTGTTGTTCGATAATTTGATTTCTCAAATAACCAAATTCATCTTTGCCCCATGGTAGAAAAATTCCTTGAGTTAAGCAATCTAATATATCTGTTATTTCGCCACTTACTTTATGTGGTATCATTTCTTCTGCAATCACATAAGCATCATCTCGATCTCCGTTTGCAAGTAATTTTACAACATCTGAAACATCGTATACAAGATCGTCAATGCACAAGGTATTGCTATTTTTGTATGTATCATTAATTATATCCTTTGTAGGGCAACTGCAATTAGGGCAGCATTTTGCCTTGTCTGAAAATTCTTTACCACATTCGGTACATTTTACTAGCGCCATTTTATAACTCTCCTTTGTTGTCTACCATTTGTACTTACAATTATTGCATTGATATGTTTTTCCAATGTTTGAACTCAATATTCCTAGCATCATACTACCAATCACTCGTGAAGTTGCACTAATTTTTTTAATGTTGGTGCTTTGACAATTAGGGCAATGTAATTGTTGAGATTTTCTTAATTCAATTCTTTGCTGAATTTCTTTTTCTTCTTTCTTCTTTTTATCATATTTCTTATAAAATTCAATCGGAATTGTACTAGGAATTGTATGATATTTTTTGCAATATTGTTTTATAGACCATCTATCTTTTTTCTTTGACGCCTTGCACTCCTTTTTAATTTTATGTTTGATAATATTGTCATAATCAAACCAAGTATCATCTTCTGTATATTGTTGCAAAACAGTTTGTAGTTCATTCTCTAAATTAATTTTGACCCCATAAACTTCGCAACAGCCATCAGCAGATTCTTCTGTTTTTTGAATAATCTTATTTCCACATAATGGGCACGCTCGTTCATTTGGATTTTTTGTTGTATATTCACATTTCTTACATTTATAAATCACATTATTACCTCATTATCTGTATATTTCTATATGTTTATTATACACTGATTGTATAAGAGAACGCAACTTATTTGATCAATCACTTTAACAAGTCCTTGTACAACTCTGCCTTTTCTTTCATTCTTCTGACTCTTACTTCTTTATGTCTCTTGACCATAACCTCAATCACTGCACCTACCTTGCCTACGATCGCAGATACCATTGTCATGTATCCTAATAATGTTACAATTTCATGCCCTGGCATTGTTAATAATGTATTTAAAATTTCCATATTTGTGTCTCCTTATTTGTCTAAAAAGATATCAGCGCAATCTCTCATACCTTGCACGTAGATTTCTCTGCAAAGAACTCGATGATTTGTCGATACCGTGTTTATATATTCTTCAAATTTTTTTGTTTGTTCATCATTTAACCATGATCTAATTTCTTGTAATTGATTTTCTTCCTCTTTCATGCATTCCTGATAATTTGTATCCAGTAATTTATTTCTTGTATGAACTTCTTTTATTAACTCCTGCATTAAATATTCATGAATTATTTGATTGTATGTTTCTTCTCGTAGATCTTTCATGATGATAATCCCTCTCCTTTTTATCCTACTTTATCATATTTAATCCTACTTAGCAATATAATACACTACCATATGATAAGATTGCAAACATAAGCGAGGTATGGATTATGCGACCATTAAAGAAGAAAGTCAGTATCACACTGGATAGTGACCTTGTAGAAACAATTAAAGATTTAGCAGAAAAAGACGATCGTTCTTTCAGCCAGTATATCAATATGGTATTGAAAGAGTATGTAAATCGTGCAAACGAAGGGACTACAAAAGAGTAGTCCTTATTTTTTTGCCGTGGGGATTTTTTGTGTTTCCTAACGCCCTGATTTGTAAAGAGGGGTAATGACCTGCAAACATCGTCACATTGCACAACTTTTTCTTATATTTTTTGTACATATTTACCTGCTTATTCTTCGCTAGAGTCCCAATCTAACGTTGTTTTTGGAAATAATTGGCACAGATATTGACATAAAATTTTGCTTTTATCACTCATTTTAAATCTATTTGAAATACTGATATTTTATCAAATGGATTTTGGAAGATATTTCCAGTGATTCTGGCACAATCTATACGTCTGTCTGTATAACCATCAAAAAACCTAGCAATACTAAGGATTTTTTGCCCATAGAACGGCAAATTTTTTGGATGTATCACTCCCAACTATTTCCAAATTGCGTTCACCCAAGACCTGCGTACCCATTTCGAGTACCCAGACGGTACTTGAGCCCGGCTTAAAATTAAGCCCGTTCCTTATCTTTTTCTACATTACCACTAGCACCATTCTCTTCGTCTAACCGCTTCAATTCTGCCACACTGTCCGTGATCAGATCACTCTTTTCCATGACGCTCTTTTTACTGATCGCACCAAGTTCTCTCATGGCTTTTAAGTTAGACACCATTTCTGTTGTTGCAACTGGCATATTTACGTTATATACGACCTCAACATCATTCGATACCTCAGTACCCTGCATCTTTAAGATCATCTGAAATCGTCTGAACCTTTCTTGGAATCCTTTGTTCAACCATTTCTTCGTTTCATCTGCGTTAATGTTTGCCATGTGAAATAAAATTTTCATAGATACTTCACTGATGTTTGCAATGTTCGTTGAACTACCTAACACACTTGGTATGCAAGCGATATCATTCAGCATTTGCTTGATATTGTCAAGATACAACTTAATCGTATTGTAATCCATCGTTGTACTGACTACTTTATAATCCCCATTATCCAGATTCATCACATAACCTGTTGCATCAGCAGGTATCGTTGATTCAATCCTCTGACCTACAGCCACAGGCATTGGATTCAAACTATTGATATAGATTGCATCGCCCATCTTACTTAAGATATCTTCTAAGTCATCCATAATAGGTTTGATATCCATCAACATACTAACGCCAAAGTTATAGTCCATATCATTGAAGTTATGGTAATGGATAGGCAGACCACACACATTAATCTTACTATCTTCCATATGTAGATAACCGCCATCATTGTTCCAATTCTCAACGTAACTAGGATAGTATACATTATAAAATGTAATATTCGTAAATACGTCTGTCCATGTTTCGATAAATGCAATGTAACTGCCACGATCATCATAAACAGGATAACAGTCACCGCTGTCAAGCACCTTACTTTTAATGATTCCATCTTCTACATAAACAACTTCGTAAGCGTCACCAAACTTATTGACTCTGTCTAGAATCTGATAATCAACCGTTTCATATTGTCCTAACTTATATATCTCATTAAAATTCTTAATTGTATTCTCGTTGCCACTAAATGATACCTTCTTGCCCAGTAGATACGTTGCATGGAATCTCAGCACCGTTTTAGCATAGTTCAGTATCGTTTTTCTGGTAATAAGTTCTTTCCCTTTATAAGCACAGTTCTCTCTTCCAAGTACCTTATGTCTGCCTGCGAGATAGTCACGATTCGCAATACATTTCGTGATTCTGTTCACATGATAAGGTTGATTGACTTCCTCAACAAACCATTTGGCAGGATTCTCATACTTATTTTTATATTCTTCAATTGCCACGTTGTCTCTCCTTTCTGTTTCTTCTATATAATACTGTTAAAATGGATACCATAATCCATTCTTCATTCCCTGAATACAAAGACACAATCCCATAACCAAGTCATCATGACTGCCACTGATTGCGCCCATACTTCCATTATCATTCGCAACGAATACCTTCATCTCTTCGAGCATATCCTTACTCTTGATTTGGATTAAACCTTTATCGAACCATTCACGGCAGTCGTTGACGATGATAGATTTTGTTTTATTGTTAGTGTCAAACCCGATACGCCAAACAGTTCGTTGAAATTCATCATATGTCTTGTACTTCGTCATGTTCATATAATGTTTCTCGTATCTCAAACGTTCAATCACACTATGCCCACCGCTTGCTTTCTCAACCGTCAACAACGCCTTATTATAGTATCTACCTAAAGCATTTAACACATCGGCATACTGATATGGCTTAATCTTGTTATTCCTAAACTCAGCCACCTGTTGACCTTCTCGATTTAACACAATAGCAGTAGAGTAGTCCTGTCCCAATCCTTCTGAGCAATCCACACCGATATAATATTTCTCTCCAATTCGTGGCAACTGCCAGATATGAAATGTCTTACCTAGATACGGCATTAATATCGTAGGAACACCCGTAACCTGTTTCTTCGCCAACGGTTTAATCTTGTGTTCTACGATCGTAGTCAATGATGCCGTGATCCTCTTAGAGTCAAATAACTGTTGCCCTGTAGTCAAGAAACATTCTGTATCAGTAGATGGATATTCTACTTGGAATGTATCAAGTCCATCTGTAGATACTTTCTTTCTTCGCCAAGCAATCTGCGCCAATGAAGCACCCATCTTTAATAATTCCTGTTCATCTTCGTCCAATTCCATGTCTTTAATCTTTTGTGATGTTCTTGCTTCATACTCAGCCACCGCTTGCTCATACTGATTAGCAAACAAAGATTTTCCATTGATCCAATTAAAAAAGAACGGTTTGTAACTATTGTCTCCGTTCTTCGCTTGAATATATAATTCTGAAAATTTGTTAAATCCATTTGCAGTCGATTCTATGATGATGCGTCCTGATTCACTAACCGCCTGCGATAATGCATGTAACTGTTTATCTGCGTTCTTCCAAAAAGCAAACTCAGACAGATGCACGATACCGTTCAATGTATCGCCACGACCAATCTCTTTATTACCTGCCGTCAAGCAAGTAATCTTGCTACCATTATCAAAGCATAATGCTTGTCTGTTATTTACGATCAGTTTCGGTTTGATGATATCTGGTAATGAGTGATATTGCTGTTTCAATTTATCAAAAATCGTATTACAACTTGATTGATTGTGACTTACCAGAAAACAAGTCGTATTCTCATGCACAACACATTCTCTGATTGACAATGCAATCGTGATAGAGGAAATACCTAACTGACGGCTCTTTAAGATAATGTTGTTTGATTGCATATTTTGTACCAATTCCTTCTGCTCATCCGTTAAGATAAATGGTACAAGTTTTCCTTCTTTATCTGCAATCTTGATGAACGCTTCAATCCATGCCACCTTATTCTCGTCTTGCCACAACCAAGCAAGTTTTTGTGCATTTGTTTTACTGATCATCATGCACCGCCTTTAAGAGCAGGAATATTAATACCAGATAATAACACGTCCAATTCGTCCTCTGAATCCTCAAAGAAGTCACTATTATGGAAGTTTTCAACGTACTTAGCCGCATTGACATCTCCATTCAGTGCCTTGTTCATCATCTTCTGGTATATCTGCATTGTGTTTAGTGTTCTCATATTTTTCATGTATATTTTAATTGCTTTCTGAGCATCATCACGAATGAGCCAGTTATTCTCGCAGAATTCTTCTGTTTTGTTTGTTCCATCCTTGCTCTTGAACTGCATATCGCATTGACATAATTCGTCCCATTTGCATCTTTTCTTCTTATCTGACAGATACCACTGCACATACTTTGCAATGTGATATGGGCAGATTTCCTGCATCTTTTGAAGCAATGTTTTATCTTTACTCTTTGCCATTTGTTTCTCCTTTCCTGTTTGATTTTTTTTAAAAGTCCGATAATATCCGATTGCGCAACTTGTTGTGCGATCGAAGTTCAACATTTAAGTGAGCGTAGCGAATCTAATGTTGGACATCTAGGGGTTTGGGGCTTGTCCCCAACATGATGAGGAAACACTTAACGCTCTTCATTTACCTGCGGTAGCAATGTCGAGAAGGAACGCTAACGCTTATCCTATCTCTCCTAAACTGCGCAATAAATTGCTTGTTTACTTGGGATAGCAGAGAAGAGGAGTAGTAAAGTAATCGTCGTTTTCTCCAGTGTTTATAAGGGATTTCATGCATTTTGCGTACGTTTTCGTTACGACCCTATATAGAAGCATCGTAACAATTTTGTACGCAAATCGGCAAAAAATCCAGTAATTATAAGGGGAAAACGACGATTCTATACTCTCGCCCTAACTATCGTCCACAATCTAACGTCCTTACTACGACCACCAATTTTTCGTTTTGTTCTTTTCTTGTCTATTTTATAAGGTATGCCCATCTGCAATAACCGTTCATTTATTGTCTTAGCAGTTTTAACAATTCGTCTGTCTTTACGTACACCCAATTCCTGTACAAGTTCATCTTTCTGCGTATCCCAAAATTCTGTTTTATCGTTTGCATACCTTTCCAACTTGATCATAATTTCAATACATTCTGGATCATAAATTTCATATTTCATTCTCTCAATTTCACGAGTTCTTTTGTTGTATTTGTGCGTTCTCTCAAACTTATCAGCAAGATATGCGCAGTATCCGTAATCGCTGAGTTTTATCATCTTATTATATAACTCGATGTCGCTTTCTTTTTTCTTGAGCATCAATTGATTCACTTTTAAACAATTATCTTTTTTATCCTTATAAATGATTCCGCTCTTGTCTACATTCGCGTTGAATCTTAAATATTCTCTATAAAATTCATCTTCTCCGTTGAAGTCGAGGAATTGTGCAGGCGTAATATCTTTCTTAATCTGTGTGATCATACCGCCTAATTGTTCGTTGGTTCTGGCACGAACATAAACGTCAATCTTCTCTGAGTATGCACCATTGTCTTTCCTTCTGCCGATACGTCTTCTGCCCATGCACTGGATCAGTGAACCAAGATCACGAATGTCTATCATGACCTCTTTTACATCTTTGTCTTTGATGTTAACGCCTGCATCTAGGCAAGCAGTTGTGATAAGTAGATTCTCTTCGAATCTCTCATTTTCAAGCATCTGATTCAATTTATCCTTATCCATATACTTGGCATACTCTTTGTTACTCTCACTACAGCAAAAGATTGCATTGTCCTCGAACTGCTTGTATAATTCATATGCCTTTTTGACAGAGTCAATGAAAAAGATTGCCTTTGTACCTTTGTGAATTATCTCTTCTGCCTTACGTTTAAATGCGTCCTCACGGTAGAAGAAGTAGAGTTGATTGATAAATGACCAATTGGTAGGTATCTTGTATTTGAGTGGCTTAATTCCTTCTCTGATGCCTAATTTCTGGGCGTTATCTCCCAAATAATCTCTCATATAAGATTCAATATTCTCGCCCGTGGCGCTCATGAATATCTTAACCGCAGTAGGACATTCCATGATCATGTCATAAGCCACGTCTGTCGTGTCATTAAAGGACGCATCTTCTGTGAAATAATGATATTCGTCTGATACAATGTAACCGTAGTCGTATGGATTAAAGAAGTCCTCTTCTCCGAAGTCATTGTATCTTGACTTGTGCATGGAAAACTTCTGATATGTAACAATGTCTATCACATCATCTTTGCCGTCTGATTCAATTTCCATGATGAACTGATCGACACATTTGCGACGATGGATAAGGAAGAGAATCTTCTGACCCTCTTCCTTTGCAATATCATATAAGGTGTTCTTGATAAAGTAGGATTTTCCAACGCCAGTACCTGCCTCAATAATGACAGGTACATCTGGTTCCCATTTTTTAATATCTTCAACTGTGATTAGATCGCTTACTCTTGTATTTTTACTTACTTTTTTGTTTGTTGCCATTTGTTTGTTCTCCTTATGTTACGTTAGATTATTTGGATAAATACTGTTTGATTGTCTTTTCAAGATTTTCAGATTTTCTGAAAATAAATACATTTTTGTCTGGACATTTTTCATTGCGTTCTATTTTTTTAAGGATGAATCCTTGCATCATTAAATATCCTGCAAGTGCTTGATTGAATATAATTTTGTTTTCTGTTTTTGTTTTGTTCATGTGTTTGTTCTCCTATACTTGTATTTGTTTTGTTGAGTGGTCGACAAATTGTCGATTACTGATATTAATTAGTAGCCCTCAGTTTGAGGTTAACTGACCTAAATTCTGAGTGCCAAGATTGTTGGCAGTCAAAATTTTGGTTTTATATTTTTCCTCTGAATCTAACTGACCTAAATTTTGTACGTTAACATTATTAACGGTCAGAATTTTTGGTTATGCAAACATTTTCTTTTTTAATTCTTCGACTTCGGCTCGTGCAATATTCATCAATTCTTCTCGTAATTCTGGCGTAGATTTGAAGAGATATTCTGTTTTATATTTGTTTCTCCGATTTTGGCGAATCCTTACAATTGGGTATCCTTTTTTTGTCAATTTATTTACAAGTTTTCTCTGTTCAATTACAATTTCGCCTCTGTTTGTGTATTTCATAATTATTCTACCTCGTCTTTTTCTTTAATCTCGATTGAGTAATTTACTGTGTTCGTTCTTGTCAATGCATGACAATATTGTTCTTTCTTGATAATATCTCGGTCACATTCTGCATACAGACCATAGATATCTTCGATTTCGCTCATAAAAAATTTATCAACGAAAAATTCTTCTTTTGGTAATTTTATCTCAAGGACCTCTGCCGTTTCCCAGAGTAGTACATCGTTGATCTTATCAATGTCTATATTCGTTTTAAGATAACCGTTTTCTAATGTAATCTTTCCATTCAGATGATACTTGTTTCTGATTCGCTTGAAATCTTCTTGAGTATGTCGCTCAATACAATTATAAAATTCTGGCAGATCAAGTACATCTACCAGATAATGCTTAATATATGGTCTGTATCTATCGTCATAGTATCCAAGGAATGAACTATCAATGGTGAGTAGTATCATTATTGCTTCATCTGTCATATTTTTAGATAATCCATACAGTGACCACAACAATAATACTGTCGATCCCGCATATTTCTCTGTGTAATTCTTTTTCGTAACATCTTCTATTAGATTAGGATTGATTGATTCTTCGTTCTTGTAATCTTTCTCAGAAAATCTTGTGATGTGATTGTCGAAGCATTTGCCTTGATATTTGGCAAAGTCCACGCCTATTTCTTCTGTAACTGTGGCGTTCTTTGTTTTAGCCGATACGTCAATCGGAATATCTGAATAATTTGCGACTTGCCTTAATAAGAAAACTTCTTTAATGTCCCATCCCATTACTTCTTTTAGGATTGTACAAGAGATCGGAAGAGCGT